CATCAACAGCAGTACCTGTAGCTGAGTAGTAGGCTAGTTTCTTTGCAACACCTGAATTTACTGTGCCTGAACTTGCGCCGCCAGTAGATGCAATAGTAATTGTATTAGCATCGGTTCTGGTCAGTGTGACATTAGAACCGGCAGCTAGTTTAACATCGTCTGTGGTTGAGTTGGACCCAGTTAATCTAAGATTAACTCCGCCTGTGGCAGTTTCTGCACTGATACCGTAAGTTGCACCTACTGAGCCGGTAACATTGCTTAAATCAGCAAGTGCTAATTCATATCCTCCGGCAGTAGTTCCGTTATGCACAATTAGTGTGTGCTTGGTAGTATCTACTGTGACCTCTCTTGCGAGGCCAGTAAAAGAGGCATTTTGTGATGTATTGCCGCCTCGTAATTGAAGTTGTGTGGGCATGATTATTTTTCTCCGCTGAAGGTATTTACCATTTTAAGCAATGCTTCCTAGATCAACATTAGTAAGAGCGCCGCTTTCACCAAGGTCTAAGTTTGTTAATTCAATTTGGGCACCAAAGGCATCTACTGCACCAACAGAAGTAACAGACCCCATATCACCCGACGATAATACTGCAATAGGATCTAATGTTTGTGCGGCACCAATCGGAACCCATTCTGATCCTGTATCGTAGTAGATTTTATTTTCGGTTGTATCTATCCAAATTCTTCCCATATTACCCGACACAGGTCTTGATACTAGTTCGCCTGCTGAAATTGATTCTACTCCGGTGCCGCGCAACAATGTAAACCAATCTACAAATCCTTTACGTACTTCAAGTTCCCCTGAAGTAGTATTAAATCGTATGGTTCCTGGCAATGCGTTTACCGGGCGTTGTGCTTCTGTGCCACGAGGTAACTGTACTCCATTAGTACTATCGATTATAAGTCGATCATCTGGTCTAATTTTAGTTGTCATGATAGGAAATCTCCATCAGTATTTACCGTTTGAGAGGACAAAAAAATACCGGGTATTTCTACCCGGTATTTGTATTGCTTTAAGGCAACTTGGATTAAGCGAAAACCAATCCAGCAACTGCAATCTTGTTCAGATAGTCAGCGGCGTTACCGAAGCTTGATGAAGTGTTGGTCAATTCAACATATCCGTAACGTGTCATGAAGCTGACAGTTGGTTCGAATGTGTTTGGATCAAGCACAACACCTGAGCTCATCAATGGAATGTATGGGCAATAGAAACTTGCGGCATCCATTTCATTTGGTCCTTTGTAACCAACCAATACTGGTGTTGTGTCAGTAGCATAGCTATCAACATAAACACGTACTGAGTTGTTCAAAGTACCAACAAACTTGGTGTTTGTAGGAGCTTCAAATGTACCTTCTGTAGTACGAGCGAAAGCAGAAGTAGTAGCAGACTGTAGAACTGTCAAAGCTGTTGGGCTTACAACAATCCAGTTACCTGCGCCACGACGTGTGCGCTGAGCGATCTGGTTGGCTGCACGGTTGATCATGATTGCCAATACTGCGTGGCGATCACCAACATAGTTAGGAGTACCAGTGAAGGCTGTTCCTGTTGTTGGAGTCATGTCAAATGTGTCGCTTGTACCAGCAAGAGCACGTAGGCTGGTCAACAATTCCTGGTCGATTTCAGCTGTGATTTCTTGTGCAAGTGCTGCCATGATTTCTGCTTCAACATCAAGACCATGCATTGACTGAGCGTCCTGTGCAGCCTCAAATGTCCAGCGAGCTTGTAGCTTGCGTGACTTGGCTTCAACAGTTTGCTTCAAGATCTGGATGTTTAGCTTCTTACCACCGTCACCTTCAAGTGTGCTAGTAGCGGCTGCGGCAGGAGTGCTTGTTGACAAGTTACCTGAGTAAGCCTTAGCAATATCGAAAGGACCAAGTGCTTCGTCACCAGCAGTACGGCCAGCGGCTGTTTCTGCATAGCGAACACGCATTGTGTGGATCTGGCCTACTGGACCAGTCATTGGTTGAACGCCAAGAATTTCGTTAGCGATCACTGTTGGCATTACACGACGGATTACTGGAAGAATAACCTTGTTCAATACAGCGACGTTGCCGGCTGTAGTTGAAGTGGCTGCACTTTCAGTCATATACTTACGTGTATTTTCTAATACGGTCTCCATAACTGTCTTACGGTTACCTGAGAGTCCTTCAACGAGAGCCTCTTTAGCGGCTGACCAGTTACGGGACTCGAAAAGTTTATCGGACATTGTAATTCTCCTGTTATTACTTTGCGATTCCGGCAAGTTTCTTAAGACTGATTATCGAACCATCATCAATGGCAGATTCAGAAGTCTTATCACCTGTGGCAGCACTAGTGTTCTGCTCTTGGCGACTTTCGATAAGCGGCTTTTTACCGGGACTGCGGCCACTCTCGTTCAGAACTGACGGAAGATATTTCTGGTATGACTCACGAAGCTTTTCAGTCGAAACTGTGCCTAGTAGGTCTTCCATGATACCACGCTTGTCTTTCGACAAAGGCGCCATCAATTCTTGCATGACACGATCGCGCTTCAACGTATCTTCTGCGATACGAGCTTTGCGTTCAGCGTCAGCTATTGCTTGTTGCTTGCTTTCGACGATCTGTTCCTTTTCAGCAACAGCTCCTTCTAGAGCAATGATCTTGTCACCTAGCTTCTTGAGCTCAGTAGCATCTGCAAAATGCGATGCCATAAACTCAGCGGCGTATGCTTCCATGATCTTACGACCGAAAGCATTCTTGCGAGCTTCGGTAATATCTTGCTTCAATTGGCCGATTTCCTTGCGGAGTGCTTCGCCAATAAAGGCATTGGCTTTTTCAGCAGCCTGAGAAACGAATTTCTGCTTGGCTTCCTTGATTGCCTGCTTGCCTTCTGAAATCAATTGAACTCTGGTGTCGATGAGCTTTTGCTCTTCTTCACGCAATTCATTCAGTTCCTTGGTCAACTTGCGAAGTGTAAATTCTTCCAGCTTTTTAATGCTAGTTTTATTTGTTTCGCGGTCTTCTCTCAATTCGTTGATTTCCTTAGCCATCGTTTCGTTTACAAAGCGATTTAGTAGCTCAGCATGCTCAGCTACTTTCTTCTTGTATTCTACACGTGCTTGTACCATTGCATCGCGATCTTGCTTGAGCTCGCCGAGCTCTTTCTGCAAGTTTTCGCTGATGAAAAGGTCCAATGCTTCGACCATGACTGATTTGTCATGCTCGTAACGCTGGGAGAATTCCTCACGGAGTTCTGCTAATGCTTCGGTCTTGTTTTCCTTGACCTTTGCATCCCAGGCTTCTGCTAGCTTGGATCTCACATCTTCTGAGAGTACCTCGGATCCGAAAAGTTCTGTAAAGTTTGCCATCTCTTAGTCTCCTTATTTCAGGCTACTGATGAACTTTAGAACCTCTTCGTGGAGGAACTTCTGCGCCCGTCTGTCATGATTCACTGCGCCAGCGACATCCATCAATGCTGCGCGACGCTTATGCATCATGGCCCTTTCATAGATCGCTGTGGGATAGGCATCTGGTGCACTGGGTTGTGCAACAATGTCTACTGTAACAATATCAAAGTCTTTGACGTTTCCGTCTTCATTGACGTTGCCACTGCCTCTGCTAGAAACTCCTAGCTTGACACCACTTTCCATCAGGGTCTTGATGATATTACCCATTGGAGTAGGTAATACCTTAAGTTTGCCATAACCATTAGGTCCGTCCATCCACATTGATTCGATCATGTGGCTTACACGGTCTATGTTTACGGTTAAATCTTCTGGGTGGTCTGCCTCACCCAATACGCTGTAACCAGAGTCTAATCTCTGTTTGACGCTATCAACTGCCTTAGCAATCTCTTGCACAGGATACACACGCTGGTTCTGGTTCTTCACGCCACCTTGTATAAAGATGCCGCTCATGATCAAAGACTTACCGCCGGTAGGGCTGTCTTTTGCTTCGACAACCATACCTGCTTGATCAAATGTAAGTGCTTCTACCAACGGTAACATGTGTATTATGCTCCGGAAATTGGGCTTTTAACATTAACACCAGAAGCCTGTGCTGTTACTGGCTTTGGTGCTGGTTTTACGTTTGGTTCAGTTGTGGAATTCAAGCTAGGAGGTGCTGAAACTTTACCACCTGTTTCATTACCTTGTCCAAACTTAACAGCGGCAGCGCCGTTTAGTGGAGCATCAGCTTTGCGAACTGGACTTGCTTTATTGTCAGCCTTATCACCGTTGTCTGGTGTAGCAACCTTTGCAAGGTCAACTGCTTCACCTAGTGATTCTTCTGGCATGTCTGTTGGTGCTTCTTCAGCATCATCAGCTGGGGCTGCTTCTTCGCTATCGCCTTCGCCGTTTACCAACTTGTCAAATTCTGCTTTCAATGCTGAAATTGCATCTTCAACATCCATCATAGCATCTTCAACACTTGACTTAGCATCATCTTCTGGCGCGGCTTCTGAATCATCAGCTGGCATTTCTGCGTCTGGTGAAACTTCGTCTGCGGCAGCTTCTGGATCCATGTCGCCGTCTTCTTCGGAGAACATTTCTTCATTTTCAATTTCTGCTTCGTCAGCAATAACTTCTTCTTCAAAATCGTGGATTGGATCAGCACCAATTTCTTCTTCAATCTGTTCATCAGACTGAATCATACTCTCGTATATGCCGCGACCCTTCTCTACGAAGTAACTGTGCAACAAATCGCCTGCGGCTTCTTGATCATGATTGAGCAAGTGCTCTAGGACTTTTTCTAATTGTTTATGTGACATTTCTAAGCTCTCCTTTGGCCAAAGACAGGTATGTCCGTGCTTTTATTTACGGACACCATGTACTATATAGCTTCAAATGGTGAAAAAAGCGGAGTTTTTCTATTTGGTCTTGGTGATAAGTATCACCGTCAACCGCCAGCCCTGGCGTAGATTTCCGCATAATGCTTGCGCTCTTCAGCTTGTTGTTGCTTCCTAAGCTCGCGCATGGACCTTAGTTTGTTAAGGTGCTCTAGTGTTAACCGTGTACGACGTGTGTCTTTCTTGGTTAATGGGTTGTTATAGCCAATTTCTAAGCTCTGTGGATCTGGCTCAGTTGGCTCTTTGAATTCTCTTAATTTCATATGCCTGCGCCTCCTGGAGGTGGTGCTTCTGCGCCTGCAGGAACTGCGCCAGCAGGTGCTGTTTCTGTGCCAGTTAGATTTTCTTCAGCGGCACCTAGGTTATTTTCTAAATCTTTTGTTTCTAGCGGTGTCAAGTTGGGCTGTCTAATGCCCACGCTTGCTAGGTCTGTGTTGGATGTTTCAGCATCCAATGAAGCACCTGCGGCTCCGCCTGGATTTTCTTCTTTCCACATGCGCTCATTTTCTTTGATTTCTTCTTTAGTCAATCCCAGATATTTCTCAAGCACAAAGCGCCTTGACAAGTAAGAAGTCTCAGCAACTTGTGAGAATGCCTGCAAGCGGTTGCTGTTAAGCTCAATATCTCTGTATTCGCTGAAGCTCTGTGGATCAATAAATCGTAGATCAAACACGCCGGAATCAATCTCTACGCCTTTCCACTTCAAGAACATCTTGAATTCGTGGTCCAGTGTGGTGCATAACAAGTTCTGCATGCGTTGGCAATACTTGTTAAAGCGATATTCCTGGATGTATGCTGTGCCTACTTTGCCGTCATTGTAAACAGCAGTACCGTCATCTGGTCCTGTAGGCATGTAGCTTGAAGGGATGCGCAATGCTCGCATCATTTTATTAGTGAAGAATTTTAGGTCGTCAATCTGTCCTAGATTGTCGCCACCTGGCAGCACTTCAACCTTAGAACCTCGGCCTTCCGAAGTCTGCGCGAAGAAGTAATCTTCAAGCATGCTCAATGGGTTATAGCTTGAATCCATGACTGTTGCGCCGCCTCCTGAGCGTGTGGGTATGCGACGTTGATGGATTTCATTTTTAACACGTTCAACGAATGCCATTGCCATATGGCTAGGCATGTTGCCTACGTCAATATAGAACACACGACGTTCTGGCGCACGTTGCACACGATAGATGATGATACTATCTTCAAGCAATTCTTTCTGTTTGTAGATCTTGAAAATAGGTTCAAGTACACTGGTACCAAATGGCCAGTTGCCGTCCATGCCTTCACTGAGGCTCAACTGCATGATGTGGCTTGCATCTACTGCAAATTCTTTATCGCTGATGTTGCTTCCATTTGGAGAACCTTGTCGGAAGTTTTGTAGCACAGGAGCAGACTTGCTCATACCAACCATGCTGGTAAATGCCGTCTGATGCTCAACTGGGCTTGTAGCTGTTTTGTCAATCATGTTCAACGCAAGGTTGCGCATCACATACTGTTCTGTTTCGCGGCCTTTGGAATCATTGATGATGATCTTGACCATGTCAGCTGGGTTGATCCACAGCAGTTCATAGGTTTCTGGATCACGCACAAAGAACTGATCGCCATACTTCAATGTGCTACGAACCACACGCCAGATGCGCTTGTCCCAATCATTAATATTGCACCACTGATTCAGGCTTTTTTCCAGCACCTGCTGTTCAGCTTCTGTAGGATCCTGTTTGTAGAACAGTTCAAAAGGAACACCCTTGTTCTCGTCGAACTGTGTGCAGAATTCTGCGATAGTATCCAAGGCAGCATTGATTTCACTGTCCTGATCCATTTGATCGTATTGGGTATAACGATCTGTCCTATTTGGTTGCCCAGTATAGACTTCAGCAAGATAAGAATTCCATTTGCTGGATTGTACTCCACGACCTTGTTGTCTTGGATCCTGGGGATTCACTGACATCATCTGGTTAGTAGATGATGTTGGATCCCATATTTTGAAATGTTTGCGCCAACTCATACAGTTATTTACCTTGCTCTGTTATGACTTACTATTCAGGTTTTCTAGCACATCAACTGTGCGTCGTGCATCGCCTGCTACTTGTTCTTGTCGTGTAAGCATGGCCGTTAAGATTTGATTGGTTTGAGCTTGTTGATCAGCTAGTGTTTTAATATCCGTTTGAGCTTGTGCAACCTTAGCTTGTTCAGCAGTCTGTTGTGATTCGGGTGTATTGGTTGCTGTTTCAACTGCGGCACCAACTGCGCTGGCAGCGACAGATCCAACACCAGTAGAACCACTTGGCGTCTGAACGTTACCATTTTGTCCTCCAGCAAAATTAGCGCCAGCTACATTGGTAGAAATTGCACCTACTGCGCCCGGTGCGACTGAACTAACAGCACCTTGTGCCTTTTGCTTGTTATACTGTGCAAGTACCCAGTCTGGATAATTTTTAGCATTAGCAGGATTCATGCTGAGTGACATGCCTATTGCCGACATTTGATCTGGTGTTAACGGTTGGCCTTGCACAACTGGTTTACCGGCAATATTCAGTGTACCAGATGCTTGTACTTGTCCAGGTTGTGCACCTGGTCTAATTGCATCAAGCTCTCTGTTAATTCCTCGGTCGCTTGCACCAAATAACTTCTTAGATAACCAGCCTCCAGCAGATTGTGCGGCATTGCCCAATAACGAGTCAGCCAACATACTTCCGCCAATTGCACCAGCTGTACCGGTTACTGCTGAAGCTACACCGCCCCCAGCTATAGCACCAACTGTTCCGCCAAGTGCGCCACCTGCGCCAGCGACACCACCTCGTGCAAGTGAGCCTCCACGAGACTCTGCTATCTTGTCATCAATTTCTTTAAGAGCATCAGTTGCAGTCTTTCGATCAATTTCACCCGACTGGTAACCTTTAATAACTGCATCACGTGCGTTTCTTAACTCTCTTATGTCTGTTATTTCGTTTAATGCTGTATCAAATAATGCACCAAATACGCCACCGGCACGTGCTATCTTTCCTGCACTTCTTGCGCCTGTAGCTAACTTAGAGAATCGTGTTGATGTACCTTCTGCTGGACTTGCAGAAGCGCCAGGTGGTGTTCCTGCCGGTCTAGCCGAATTTGCTTTTGCATTTGCTTCAGTCTGATTAGGTAAAGGTTTACCTGTTTCATCTAAAATAAGTTTTTTAGGATTCGTATCAATTTTACCTTCAACCACTGGAGGCTTAGGTGGTTCCACTGGCTTAGGTGTTGCTTCAATTGGCTTAGGTGCTGGTTTTGGTGGTTCCACTGGCTTTGGTGGTTCCACTGGCTTTGGTGGTTCCACTGGCTTTGGTGGTTCCACTGGCTTAGGTGCTGGCTTTGCTTCAACTGTAGGTTTTGTACTGGCTGCTTCAATTCCTAATGCTGAGCCTAGTCCAGTTGCCGCGCTTTTAGCAATTTCAACAGCACGGCTACCGCCTCTTTTAAGTGCTTCTCTCCAGCCTCCGCTTTTAGCGGCATCTCCGGCTGCTTCTGTTGCGGCACCTGTTCCTGGTGCACCGCCTGGTCCTTTAGGTGTTGGGGCACCCGACGGTGTTCCGGTTGTTCCTGCTGGTGGTGTTCTTCCGCCGCCGCCCCAACCGCCTGGCATTCTACCTCCTACTGCACTTTTTGCCAGCCATCCTGCGCCTAGCATTGCAGCCAATACACCTAGGGCTAAGATAACTTGTTTGACAGCGGTACTTAGATTATTAAAGGATTCGATAACTGTTGTAATAACATTTACAAGTTTGGTTATCCACCCCATCAATGGTTCAACTGCTTGTAAGATAGATCCTTCAAGACGTTGCAATGATGCGTCAAGATCTTGCTTTGCGGCTGCTGCCTTTGCACCTTCAGTGGTAGGACCGCCTGCTTCAGCTAAATCTGTTCTTGACGATGCTAACTGGTTCAAAAATTTCAGCATTGGGCGCATGTTAGGGTCCAATATCATTTGTCCAAGTTGACCTTGATATTTTGGATCTCGTATGATCATCTGTGCTTGCTGAGCCATGACTTGGTTGAGCTGTTCTGGCGTCATTCCGGCTTTTTGCCCATCCTTGATTGCTTTTTCAAGTTCAGGGAACATCAACATCATCTGTTGGTATTGACCCCCAAGCATTGAAGGATCGACACCAGCAATAGCTGCCAGCGACATGTCTTCAGCGATGCCTTTACCAAAATCGTCGCTGGCAGCAACAAATGCTTTGGCAAGATTATTGACTTGCATAGCCGCATCTTTTTCGCCACGTGCTAATAGTCTGCTAGTGCCTAATCGGAAATAATCATTCTTAGCAAGATCATCAAATCTGTTGTTGATTTCTTCAACAGTCTTACCTGTAGAGATGGAAAGACGTCGAACTGTATCAGCTTCGCCTAATGCCATCTGTGTTGCTGTTTTGACCGCATCGTCGCCTTTAAGTCCAGCTAATGCAACCATTTGTATTGATCGGCCAAATGACCTGTTTAGTTCTTCAAAGCTCTGACCAAAATAATTTGCTTTGCTGGCTGCTTCGCGGAAAGACTTGATACCATCAGCAAATGCTTGTCCTGTGTTCTTTACGTTGCTATCAATAAGATTAGCCATGCCACCGGCATTTTTCAAAGCCTTTTCAAATTGTTCAATAGAAAGGCCGGCAGTCTTTGCGGCAATAGCATAGCTAACAGCTGAGTTGGTTAATCCGTCAAGTCCTTGCATGAGTGCTTTAGTAGTTGTTTCGGCACCCATCTTCCAAATTTTAATCAGTTGCTCAGTAACACCAACAAGCACACTGAAGGCGGCTGCGGCTGCGGCTGCTAATGGTGCAAACTTTCCAAAACTAGAAAGTAGCATTCCGCCTAGTGATTCCATCAATCCGCCAAGAATGCTTGTTGCGGCTCCTTTCGGATCTGATCCAATCTTGCCCAGGCCTTCTTTTACTTTGTTGCCGCCGCCCTCATTACCACCAGCAACACGTTGCCATACATCACTGTATTTTTCACCCGGGCGACGTTTTGTTTGTACGTCAACTGACTTAATATCTTTGTCTAGTTCTTTGAAAGCCTTGTTTAACTTACCAGTATCGCCGGCTGCGGCTCTTACTTTTTCCTGGAAATCTCTAAGAGGTTGTTTTGCCGCATCTCCAAAAATAGCTTTAACATCTTCGCCAATAATACGTGCGGCATCTTTCTTCTGCTGTGGCGACATACGTTTTAGGTCTTCTCTAACAGTTTTAATTGAACTGCTAGCCCTGTTTGTTGCGGTATCAAATTTAGAACGTGTATCTCTATCAGCAAATGAATAGCGTCCTTTGCTGTATCTAAACTTATGCCCACCAACCATATTTTCTAAATGTTCAGCATCATTGACGTTGCGATTTCTACGATTTGTGCTTTGATTAGCATTAGTATTGCCTCTAATACCGCCTGATGTATTACGATTGATAGAACTTAGTAGTGCATTAGCACGTGCTTGTTGCTGTGATAAAGACCTAAAACCTACATCAATTGCGCGAGTTAATGTACGATTTCCCAATGAAATAGACGATGCACTCATGCCAGCAGATGCTGATGCTCTACCACCAGGTACTTTGGTTTTTGCTTCTAATCGACGTATAGCGGCAACTACTGCACTTTGTCCTTTGGCAATACCGTTAAGGCCAGCACTCAGAGATTTGATAGCACCTGCATTGCTTTGCTGTGCTTTAGCTGTTTTACCCAGCTGTCCGACTATGGCTTTTTGTGTAGCCTGGTCTTTTGTCGACGACGACTGTTGTTTGGCAAGTAAATCATTGGTCTTCTTAATAGCTGCCAGTAGGTCTTTATTACTGCGGCCCATGACAGCAGAAAGACTGTTGATAGATTCTTCCGTGGCCCATTTTGGCCAATTGGCAATCTTGTTAGCGATTTGATCTGGATCTGGTGGTAATGCCATGTAGAGTCATCCAATGTTATCTTTTATTTACCGAAAAGAAAAAGTGGTATTTGAACGAGCAAATACCCCCATTATAACCCAGCTAAATAAAAGCAATCGGAGGATCAACACATGACACAAGCTAACAACCCGTTAGGACAGTATTTTAGAAAACCTGGACTCAATGTCGCATTGCCCAGCGGAGGAAAGTTTTATAAGACAGCTCCTAAGATAACAGTTGACGGAGAAGTTGCAGTATTTCCTATGACTGCAAAAGACGAACTGCTGGTTAAAAATGCTGACTCTTTGCTCAATGGTGATGCTATCATCCAATTGATCAAGAGCTGTGTGCCCGATATTGCCAACCCAAGTGAAATGCCTAACCCAGACGTAGATGCGGTATTGCTTGCCATACGCAAAGCCACATATGGTGAAAAAATGGACATCAGCACCACATGTCCATGTGCTGAATGGTCTGGAACCTACGCAGTCAGTGTAGATACATTGCTGATCAAGATCAAAGGAATTGATCCTGTAAACGAAGTTGTATTAAGCAATGATCTCACCGTGCGTTTAAGTCCTAGTACTCTTGCTGATCAGAATAGACTGGGCATGGTACAGTTTGAAAATGTGCGCAAACTACAATCTGTCATGGACTCAGATGACGAAGGATTGAAACTACGTGTTAGTAATGAAGTAACTGGTCGTAACATTGAACTAGCACAAGAAATTATCTCAAAGGTAATTGATGCAGTTGTTACACCCGAAGGACAAGAAATTACTGACCGTGTGGCTATCAGCGAATGGCTTAGCCAATTAGAAACCGGTGAATTCAAGAAGATTGAAGACAAGATCAGAGAAGTAAATCAAAGTGGTGCTGAAACTCGTGTAGAAGTGGTATGTGGCAAAGAAGGATGCGGACAAAAGTTTGAAGTTGACTTTACCCTGGACCCAGTAAGTTTTTTCGCACAAGGCTCCTGAGCACCACAGACAACGCTCAGGTAATGAAGTATGTCGATGAATATAAAATCGAAGCCAGGGGCCTAATCAAAGATGTACAGCAACTGGCAGTTTATAGCGGCCTAAGCTATAACGAAGTAATGAACATGAGTTTAGAAGAAAGGCAAGTCCTAGCAGAAGTAGTCAAGGATAAAGTTGAGCTAGATATGAAACTAGCAGGGGTTAAGACAAAAACCCAACAGATGCTATAATCAGAACTTGCCTTATATTTCAAGTATCCTCTAACACTAGGCTGCTGTCGCAGCCTTCATTTCACATTCACATCGCTATCGCTCGTGATATGTTCATGAATCATTTTTACTTTTTAGATTCTAAGTTATTTTGTTTAGTAGTGAAACAAGATGATATTTTCTCTGAGGTTCCAGCCACACTTCGCCCTGTTAAGGGCAAAGTGAAAAGCTGGACTAAGGACTTTCTCCAGAGTACCATACCACATCTATCAGAAACAACCCAGTGGGTAAAGGCGGTCATGCTGTACCTTTTTACGTCTATCTTCTTTAATGACGCTGACTAACCCAAGACACCCGATAGAATCGTCTTAGGATCATGCAAGTTATAATTGTCAATAGAGCTTGCTCATTTCGGTCTTGCTATTCTCACACCAAGCCAGTTTCATACCGTTTGACTTACGTCCTGTAAAGGATAGTGGTGCTGAGTCTGTGCTACCGCGCACAATTTCCGTCCCTGCGATACGTGTGTCCAGGTCTAGGGCAACTAGTTATGCGGCCGTTGCGCAGCCTATCGGTAGAGATGAGCCTATGGGGAGTTTTAAGGGATAGAAAGGGTTTTAACTGCGTCTTTGTTCAATTGCCAAAAGTCGTCAAAGCCTGTAAATGCCCATGGTCCGTGTTTTACGCTGTCGTAACGGACATGCCTATGTGTTGTAAATGTAGGGAAGTGCTTGTACTCAAACGCAATGAAGCTGCCTTTTCTGTTGAACTTCATGATAACGATGTTAAGGTCGTTTTCATCGGCAGCTTCAATGGTCTGATCTATCCAATTGTCTAAGAGTGTTATTTTACCTGACGTGAAAAGCTGGTGGAATGGAAATTCAGCATAGCTTTTGCATTCTATGTTGAGGTGCTTCCATTCGCCCGGGGGAGTGATGTCGCCCTTCATTGAGCGTATCTGTCCTTCGTGCAAGAACTCTTTGCGAACAGCATTTTTGCCACCCACGTATGCACCACTAGACGGAACACGTATAAACGATGCTCCATACAGGTCGGACAAGAAATTTGCAACATCTCTCTCCCAAGACTTACCTTTATTTTTGCTTTTCGACGCCATGTGTACTTTGATTTATGCCATGAACCTGTTTATCAGGCCTTCTTCTCGGTCATAGCAGTTTTCTCTACCATGATTTCCTTACGACGCTCGCCAGCTGCCTTGCGGATGTCGCCTAGTGCCTTACGTGCGCGACTTGCAGCCGCTTTGACACCCTTGCCAGTGAACTTTGCGTTCTCATCAAGATACGTCTGAAATGCTTCTGCAATAATGTCGTGATTGCTTTTTGTTTGTTCGGTCATTTTCATGCCTCCACCATATCCACATCCGTCGAGAACGTGGTAAATCCGTTTTCTTTGACAACTTGCAAACTGTTGTTCACACGTGTTATCAATTCATCTCTATGAGATATCAAGAAAACATTCTTCTTTGATTCTCTGCTGAACTTCTTGAGCACGGCCAGTGCGGCGTCTACGCCTACTGGATCCATACCTGAATCTACAAGCTCGTCAATGAACAGCAAATTACAAGGAAAATTCAAACTCTCAAACACGTCTCGGAAACTCCAGCTCAATCCAAGGATGAGTCGGTTACGTTCGCCGCGGCTGAGATTGTCAAAGTCAAATTCTTGTCCTAGCATTTTGATACCAACAGTAAGGTCACTTTGGAAATTGACTTCATGTGGTAGCTGTAGCAATGTAAGATAGTGATTTAACCTGTGATTCAAATAGCTCAAGTTCTGCTCAATGATGCGACGTCGCACAAATGAGTCCTTGTTAGTAAGCAATTTATACAAGAATTCTTGATGTTCAAGCTTCTTGTTAAGTGTGTTGATTGGGTTCCAATCAACTTCCGCCAGTGCTTTATTGCGCAATGTTTCAATCTGATCCTGATATGGATCCGTATCTGTATCACGTTGTACCAATTGCGACTTTAGATTTTCCAAGCTACTCTTGTGGTTCACAGCATCATTTATGTCAGTATACCGAACACGTGGTGCTGTACCCAAAACACCTGATTCATCAATTTTTGCTTTGGCCTCTTGCTCTAGTGCATGTTCGCGCTCTAGATCATCTGCCACGCTCATCATTGCAGATTCAAGCTCAGAGATCATGGATGTTTGCTGGTCATCATGTAGGCCTTGTCCACAAGCATGACACTTGTGATCTTTTGCTTTTTCACATGCGCCAGTCAACTCTACCAACTGCCCGCTCAGTCGCTTTACTGCGGCCTGTGCATTTGCCAGGTCCTTGGTATAACGCTTGATCTTTTGTTCTTTTTCTTTCCACGCAGTCAGTGCAGAATGGTTTGAAAGTTCTTGGTCAATGTCAATAGTTTCAAGTTCGTTGATTGAAGCAACCAACTTGACCATATCGTCATCTTTCTTCTTGACCCAGATGCGACTACGACGTTCAATGTCTTCGATAGAGCTCTGTATCTTGGCATTGGTTTCTTGCAACGCCCTGATACGGAACTCTTCTTCCTTGATACCATCGCGTGTGTTTTTCATTGCTTCTTTAAGAAGCTCTGCTTTTTCACTGAGTAGTGTGATACCAAGTAGTTCTTCAATGATCTCTTTCTGATCATTGTTCTTCATGCTTAGGAAAGGTTCATTGTAGGTATTCAGTGCCAGGATGTGTTTGAACATCTCATGGCTCATGCCCAGGATGCGTTCTACTGCTTCCTGGGTAAGTTTGTTTTCTCCCTGTCCTTCATTGGTGCCTGCTTCGTTTACTTCGTCATCATCAACTGCGAAACGAAATATGTTTGGCTTACGCCCACGTTCAATGCGATACGTATGGCCGTTCTTTTCAAACTCCACAGTGACCAACATGTTCTTATCATTGGTCTTGTTGATAAGATTGTCTTTGCGGATGTTGCTGAGTGCATTGCCATATAATGCATAGCTAAGTGCATTAACGATAGTAGTTTTACCTACGCCGTTTCGTGCGCCCTCGCCGCCCATGTCCATGTTAAGACCAATGACCAGGGTGAGGCCATGTTGGTCAAGGTTTACCGCTTGGGTAACATTACCAACAGACAGGAAGTTCTTTACCGTGAGATTTTTAATTGTCAGCATTGATTGTCCTGCATTATACTGTAAGACCGTTGTAGATGTCAACCAACATCTTCTTGTCAATCACATCCGAGTCGATCGCATTCAATTGCGTCATAACGATTTGGTCAACGCTTTCAAATTTTACATCCTCAGCAGTCCATTCTTTGGCATGCTCTTCTTTCTTTGCAGGAATCAGCGTAAGATCCCTGCAACCGTATTCTTCCATAAATGTTTTCTTAAGGAACTGTGCTTCTTCATAGCTGATATCAATGTCAATGCTGATACGAGCAAATGTGTTCTTATCAAGCACCCTGCTTGGATCTTCAATAACACCGCCCAGTGTAAGCACACGGAACTTAGGCGCATCTGGCCAGCTCTTGTACTCTGGCTTGCCGCCCCAGTCCAGCAACATCATGCCACGTTCATCATCCCATGCGTCAGCGAAGTTATGCGGAAATGGATTGCCCATGTACACAACATTGCCTTTTTGCTGGCGCTTGTGGAAATGTCCACTGAACACAAGTTCTTGGTTTGGAAAGTGGCCTGCATTAAGGCCGCCATGGTCTGGCATTTCAACCATGGCATTCATCTTGAAGCTAGGCAACTCAAAATGTCCAAAGACATATCTGCTGTCTAGCTTCTTCATGGTTTGCCATTCATCACCAACAAGCCATGGAACGATAGCAACATCTCCTTCGACTATTGCTTCATTGACCATGGTGATGTTGTTAAGATACTTACCAAATGGCAAGCTATGGATCTCACGCTTCTCTCTATAGAACAAGTCGTGATTGCCGGTGATAAAGAACACACGATCAAAACTCTTGCTGAGATACTCTAGGTTACTCACTGTATAATTCAGTGTACTCACATTAACCGTTGAACGATTGTTATGCCAGTCACCAAGAAAAATACAAGTCTCAGCACCAGCCGCTTGTGCTTCCTTTACAAACCACTTGATGAACGATTCACAATCGTCGTTGTGTGTACGACTGTTACTACGCATACCAAAATGAATGTCCGTAAAGCAAGCTGCCTTCTTGAATAGTTGACCCATTGTGTTCCTTCTAGATATTAGAGATCGCCGTCTTTTCGAATCTCGCTACGATTAACTGAAAAACTGTCGCCATATCGTGCTTCTAGCTTGGCGATGTTTTCATAGATAACTTCGTCTGGATTAAGACCAAGTGCGCGACATGCATTGACCCAATACCACATGATGTCTCCTAGTTCACGCTTGAGGTGGAACACGACATCTTGTGTGAAAGGCTTGCCTTGGAAGAAGATCTTCTTGGCAATTTCCTGGAACTCGCCGCCTTCGCTACCAATGCCCATGGCCGCAGTCAGGAACAACGGAACATTGAGATCCGGCGCACCTTCAACTGAAGTCTGTTCTTCGAGTTCTCTACAGCGACTGATGAAATCGTGTAGGTTATTGCTTTGTGGGCTGGTGATACGCTCAACAAAGTCCTTATAGTGTTGCATGTCCATATTATGCTTCTTCCTCATCTTTGGCACCTTCGCTCAAGGCAGCATTGCGCTCTCTTGTGGCTACTTGCTGTGCCTGGTATTCTAGCTGGCGTGACCAGCTGGGCATTTGTCCTGCATCTTGCAAGAGGTCATCTCGTATATTTTGATTCTTCTTTTCCATGTTAAGCACACGTGTGAAGCTGTTGGTAATAGCCGCCGTGTAGTATGCAAATGGATTAGAGCTTTTGCTTTCGTCAAACTGCAAACCAATCTGACTGAGCTGTAGCAAGGCTTGCCCACGCATTTCCTCAACGTAAGTATAGCCTCGCCAATTTGATCGCATGCTGTAACGCTCGCATAATTTAATGTACATTCTGGCAAGGTTATCAACCACTTTGCCATGACTGACGCTAAATTGTCCTTTCTTGATATCACCTTTCCAGTGGCTACGTACTACCTCAATCCATTCATCTTCTACTTTAACCCAATGCTTGAATGGAGGAAAATTTACTTTAGAATGTAAGTCTGCGGTAATCTTAGGCTTATTTTTACGCCCTGGTTCGACTGGAATGTGATCAAAGCTAGATGTACGTATTACTAGTTCTTCTACGGGTATTTTTTTAGGATCAGGCATAAACTGATCCAGCTTTGGCTTTAAGCCTTTTTGCCCTGTTTCTCGCCATTCTCGATCTGCTATTTCCAATGCCTGCGCCGCTTGCCTATTGGCACGATTCTCTCTCGCAGTAGTTATTGCTCCCTTAGGAAAAGCTACATTTTTGCGATTATGGAACTTGGCAAGATCATCAATGATTAGATCGTAATAGTAATATTCTGGACTCTTAACCCAGCAATAAGTCATCTTACTGTGGTGGATCTCTTTGAGAAGATCTTTATTTGATAGATATATTGTTTTTGCGGGTGTGGTTGTCATGTGTAATAGTATACGTTTTTAGTCAGTGGATGTCAACCTCTTTTATAAACCAAAAGCAATAAAGCTGGGTTTTTCAAAGCACTAAATAGTTTATCATGCCTATTACCACAGCCAGACTCTCAATGAGAGCAGACCCAAATACAGTACTTGGCGCTGAAGCTGCCAACAGCCCTCTATTGGGTTTTTTACGTGCAGGCGGCCCAAGAGAAAATGGCACAAACGTAATTAGCCAGGGAATAGAAGGAGTTGCCGATTGGATGACATCAAAATTAGGTGCAATCGGCCTTGGCGGCGGTAATGCACTAGTTCTAAATTTTCCATATACACCAACAATACGTACAGGTATTGAAGCAATGTATACAGAAATGGAACTAACACATACTAACTATCAGCCGCATGCATTCAACCGCTCCCAAATTCAAAATATTAGCATCAGTGCTAAGTTTACATCACAGACTGATCTTTGGGCAAAACATAGCCTAGGAGTAATTCATTTTTTACGCACGATAACAAAAATGCGTTATGGCGAAGGCGATCCTCTAAGAGGTGCACCGCCTCCTGTGCTGAGTTTCACAGCATATGGAAGATACATGTTTGAAAACGTACCAGTAGTTGTTAAGAGCTTTAATATCACATTGCCAGACGATGTAGACTATGCAGAGCTAAACGTAGCCGGCCAATATCATGCTGTTCCTACGCTGTTTACAATTGATATCGAACTTATGGTACAACGTGCAGTTGGTCCAGTACGTACTGAATTTACCCTTGGTAAATTTGCAGGCGGACAACTAGCAGATAAAGGATACATCTAATGTCAGTTGCATATGACCCTCGTAGTTTCTACTCGGTAACAAATATGAAATCTTCGTATTTAGATTATCTTACACCACCGTCTATTGTTTTAGACAGTGATCAATCTCAATATTTGATAGATTCAAAATACGCACATCGTCCAGACAAGTTAGCATACGACCTTTATGGTACTGCTAAACTTTGGTGGGTCTTTGCCGCGATCAATCGAGACAAACTAGAAGACCCATTATGGGACTTTGTTTCGGGGCTACAAATCACTGTACCTAGTCCAAATTCAGTTAAAAGGTTTGCCTAATGCCAGTAACAACATCAGCACTTTTTGATAAACTGACCTTTGATCAAAACACACTGAACAAATATGATAGTGTGGATTACAGACTACGTGTTAGCTTATTAAGGCCACAAGATGCGCTGTTTATGGATCCAAGCAAAGGTTTTACGTTAGCTGAAAGTGCAACAACCAGCAGATTTATCTTGACTGATTTAGAGTTGAAACAGTCATATTCACTGAGTCCAAATGCACGTTCAGCATTCTTTGCACAAGGAATCATGACTGTGCTAGATCCCAGCGGATTTAAGTTCCTGGATGCTATCATTGAATCTGCTGCCACACTTGGCATTGCCAATGGCATCATCAACTGTCGTTATCTTATCGAGGTTGAATTTCCAGGGCATCTTCCAAATGGCAATGTACAGATTGACCCAGAACGCGGCATCTATGTAGTACAGGTTTTCAAAGTAGAAACACGCCTGACAGAAAAAGGCGGAGAGTTCAAATTGCATTTTGGTGGACTTGACTATGATGCATCTCGACATGTCAATGTTACGTTATCGTCAACTAAGACAATTACACACACAGGACATTTCAAAGACTACATTAAAAAACTAGAAGACATGCTCAAAGAAGAAGAAAAGCGCAGGGTAAGCAAGGGCGAGCAACAATACGAAAACGAATGGCATTTCATCCTTGAACCTTTTATCTCTTCAAGCGATCACTTCAAATTTGAAGCAAACGATCCAGACAAACAACAATTTCGTTCGCAAACATCTAGACCGATGGATGGTAGCAATGGTTTGCTGAACACAAATAGAGAAGGATCAACTATATTACAATGTATTGATAATGCCATGGCTGACACGAAAGCGATGCAATATGGCCTTAATCAAGACGGTACATTAAGCGATCCTCTAAAAATTATTGACAAAGCAAAAGCACTTGAAGACGCCAAGAAAATCAAACAAATATATCGTGTAGACGTAATGGTAGATCCGGATAGTAAATGGGATACTATCACCAATGACTATGTTAAGAAATTTTACTACTATATCTTTTTACAAGATAGTCCAGATTGGTTTTATGGTCCAGTGAATCAAATTGAAAAAGGCGAATTTCAAACACAGGTTGCCGCACGTTTAAGCAACGCAGCCTATATCAATAATTTACGCAAGAGATATGATTATTACTTTACCGGCATTAACAGTGAAATTCTGAAATTTGAAATCAAGGCAGAATATGGATTGTTTGTTGCTGAACATCTTTTAAGACAATATTCGCCAGGAACTGGCGCTACCACTGGCCCAGGGGCAACACAACGTCCAGGCTTGGTAAACACAGTATTAAGTGCAGTTGGTTTAGTAAATCCGGCACAACCAATGTCAGGCGCAACTAACTCTGTACAGCAAAAATTAAGTTATGCTGAAGAAAAAATTCCAACTATACAAACAGGTACAGGCTCAGGACAAGGCGGAGCAAGCGCAGGTGATGCGCCAGTATTTCCTCATTTGTATAGCTATGATAACAATGCAACAGACAAAGGCACAGGTGCTAACTCAAACCCATCTGAAGCTGAACGCCGTCGAATGAAATTCCAGCATGTATACGACGGACTTAATTATACAGGGCCGGATTTTCAAAAGATAACAATGACCGTACGTGGAGACCCATATTGGTTTGGTGCTGCCAAACCGGTGTTTTCACAAGGGCCGTTTGCCGGACGTATACCATCAGACATTACACGAGCAAAAGATGCACGTGCTGATTTTTTTGTAGGACAACAAAAATTCTATATAGAAGTACGATCAGCAGATCTTGCAACACAAACTGAATCGGGCCTTGCGCCAACTAATAGAACTATATCAGGTGTATATACAGTAACTGAGTGTAGGAATAGATTTGTTGGTGGCCGATTTGAACAAGAACTAACCGGTGTCCGTGATCTGATGATACACGGAGAATCAATGTATACGGCTTTAGAAAAAGCTACGACTAGACCAGCAAAATAAACTTAAGGTACGCACATGGCAAGACCGATTAATACATCAGACAGAGGCACAGTTGCGCCAGCGCATCGTGACGGCCCTAGTGGACAAAATAATAGTGCGTTTGGTGTATATACTGCAAAGGTAATGAATAACATTGATGCACTGAAGTTAAATCGTGTGCAACTTCATGTGCCAGCATTTGGTGGTGCAGAAACAGATAAAGACAGTTGGATTACAGCAAGATCACTAACACCGCACGGTGGCGCCACACCAAATCAAGGAAACAATCAAGAAGATTTTGATAAAGTACAAAAATCATATGGTACTTTTACACCAGCACCAGATATTGGAACACAAGTAACAGTTGCATTCCTTAATGGAGATTTAGGACAACCTGTTGTAGTTGGTTCTTTGTTCCAGGATAATCTTACACATTCATTGCCGGGCATTGGTACAGGAAAGTATAAAGATAAAGATGGAAATATTGTTGAAGGACCTGTAACAGAACATAACCATGCGAACCCAACAGATCAAATTGACGAAAGAGTGCGCCATAGGACTCTTGACGATGCTGTTAAAAAGCAAGGCTTAGAGAACGATCCTTATCGTGGTCCTTCTTCGAGTTCGGCCCAGCGCGAAAGTCCAAGTCGTGTGCATGGTACACTAACACGAGGCCAACAACAGTTTGTAATGGATGATGGCGACTCCGATGGCAATAACCGATTGATCCGCCTCCGAACACGTAATGGTGCACAGGTATTATTGAGCGATAGTTGTGGCTTTGTTTATATTATCAGTAAGGATGGCAATAGTTGGTTAGAACTTGCCAACGACGGTTCGGTTAGCATATACGGTGCTGATAATATCAATATACATTCAGGAAAAGATCTAAACTTAGTTGCACAAGGTGCAGTTAACATTGAAGGCAATGACGTTAACATCAAGAGTAGGACAGCAGACATACGTATGGAATCTAAAATGGATTTCCATGCAACCTCGCATAATAACATGTATCACTACAGCGAGAAAAACGCCGACTTGTTAGTCAAAGGCAACTATAAAGAAACAGCACAAAAGATTGATATGAATGGCCCAAAGGCCGAAGAAGCTAAACAGCCACTACTACATGACTTGGCAGTAAACTCTGGTTTTCGTCAAAGTATTGCAACTGCGGCACCCGAAGCTGAACCATGGGGCGGTCACGCAGGCTGCGGTGACGGCACAAATAAAAATCCAAGCCTTGATGCAGATCAAACTGCGGCAACAGGTGTACCAGAATCTGCTGGCCAACAAGTTGGTAACAATACAGCAAGTGCATTGCCGCCAGGTCAACAAACTACGCTACCGGGTGGTATGTCTGGATTGCCAGGGGTTCCAACCATCGGAGGACAACCACAAACTGGTAGTCTTGGAAGTGTTCTTGGCTCAGCCGCACAACTACCAATTGGAATAGGTACACAAGGTGTGTTGGGTGTGTTGGGCGGCGCCGTAGCCAATGTACTTGGCGTTCCGTCAACTGGTTTCTTAGGCAATCCAAAAGCACAAGCACAAGCAAACCCAGACAGATATGGTGAATATCCAAGTCCTCCTATTGCTAGAGCAAAACCACCAACTGGTGGCGGATTCCTGCGAGATGGTCAAGGAAACATTGTCAAGGATGGACAAGGCAATCCAGTTAAAGCTGGCAGCAATCAAGGCGGCACCGGAGAATCAACTACCCAGCCTGGTGCAGGCGGTAATAAGACTGAAGCAGTTCCGCCAAGACCATCAAACGATAAGAGTTGTGAGAAAGGGCCAACTACCCCTGCTACTGCGCTTGATGAATATGGTTGCTTGATGATTTGTTGTTTTGAATTGTATAGAGGAGTTGCATACAAAGATGGTAATCAAGGTTATGCATCTATCGGTTATGGTAGGTTGCTTGCCGAGAAGTCTGAACCATTTGTTGCTAAGGCACATGATGAAGGACAAGGTGGCATCACGGAAGATGAAGCATGGGCTGGGCTACAGCGTTATAAGAGCACATACGAAGCAGGCGTAAATCGGTTAGCCGCAGGTAAGCCACTTCCACAAAATGTATTCAATGGACTATGCAGTTTCTTATATCAAAACGGGCAAGGCCGCACTACTGCTAATGGACAAGATCTGAAACAGTTGATATCTGCAGGTAATTGGGGTCAGTTAGCACAGGCAATCCAGGGTCATGGCGGCGACAGACATCGTCGTTCATTGGAAGCTCAGTTGATAGTAAACGGATGTTATCCTTTCCATATTGTCAGCAAGGGATCTGCAAGGATACGCGAAGAAAAATTACTTGAAGGCATTCGTGCCCTTGGCGGCGCATTGAAATCTCCAGGCGGCGTCAACGGTAATCGAGGATATAGTTTTGCCACACACGGTAATAGTCCACGTGCAACACCAAATCAAATTACACAAAATCAAGCGAGTCGTTTGCTAAGGATATATTCAGGTGATTCTCGTCCAGCTGTAGCAGACGCGGCAAAACGAGTCATGGGTGGCGGCCAAGGCTAATCATATACTATGAGGGTCAGGTAGTTCGTGCGTATGTTGTAACCGTAGCACAAACTCCTGCTCTCTTGTCAAGAACAGCGCAATTTTTACACGACGATCAAGAGTAAATGGATCACGGTGCGCGGCTATCCATACTTCTACAACATCTTCGCTTCTAATAAACTCTCCAACCCACGATGAGTGTATGCTATCAGATATCACATCATGTGGATCATCCATGTCCATACACACCATAGAAAGCACATGCACAAACCTCCCCATGAAGGGAGGAATTGAGTGCTCTCGTATCTTTATCCTCAATGGTGGGTCTCTTTCAAATTCCCACCACTTGTTCGTGTGCCCGATAGCCAATTAAATCTTTTCTCCTGCTTCAAACCCACGGAAGCCTTTGAATCTCGGAAAGCGCAGGCTGTAAGAGCCGTCTTGGTTTTGTGTTACTGCATCGGCTCGGACCTCTACCAAGTGGCCAAGAACTTTAACACGATCGGCCCAGACAGCATCACGTAGGTCATCACTAAATCCACTACCACAATTCGTCTTGATAGTCTTGCCATCATCAACTCCCTCGAGTACCAGTGCTCCAAGACGTCCTACGTTCTTGCCGGTACCTTCTTCTATATCTATCACTTTGAGGCTGACTTCAATAAAGGGTTTTTGCTTGAGCCATGCTACACTACGTTTGCACTCGTATGGTGCTTTGGGATCTTTAATCATGATACCTTCGTAGCCGCCAGCGATAGCATTAGCATTGATTTCTTTGAAACGTGCTCGACCCTCATTTGTTTTTAGGTCAACACGCTCTTGGCCAAGGATTTCGATGTTAGGAGTTCTATCAGCCCACAAGTCTTTCCAACCACGCAATGTAGCACTACGATTCTCTTGTGTTTCGTTGTACTTGCCTGCTTTGAAAGCAGACAACGGAAGAAGGTCAAACAAGTGCAATACAGCATCTTTGGCGTTGACATCACTTTTACGATGCACCTGGCGCATGAGATCCTGGAAACTGCTACTCATCACTTCGCCGTCAAATACCATGGGCTCGGTGATGCGAGTAACAGTGAGAGTAAATTGTTGTTTGATGTGGGGAAAGTTTACAAGTTCCTTGCCGTTGCGGCTATACTGGTCAACACGCCCATCTGGGTAAACAACAGTGAGCACACGCACACCATCTAGCTTGACTTCAATCAGCTTGTCGCCGTCGACCTTGCTTTCGTGATTGGCACCATCATGTGCCAGCTGGCATTCAAACAACGGAATAGAAAACTGCGGAAACTTCTTAGCGGTAACACGATTGATAGTGCCTTCGGTAGCACCACAGCGCATGTCCTTTGACAATATGCGACGGTACCAACCGTTCCAGTCTGCTACGGTAGAGCGCACCATTACCGCATCCAGTGCTTCCTTTGCGGCATTACCAGTAAGCTCACGTTGACTCAGTTTACGTGCAA